GTCGCGGATCAGTATTGGGTCAATCAGATTTTGAGAGTGTGAAAGTCGATCTTGCTGATCCTCAAGAGCCAACCTATCACGCTAAAAGTGAAAATACTTGGTGTGGACGTGCTCTGATGGATTCAGAAGACAACTCGGTCATAGGGTTGCATGCTGGTCGTTTTCTCTCTGAAGAAGGAGGAACACCAACAGGTGTGTGCTACGCAGTCCCTATTACAAGGGAAACTATGACTCTTTATCACTCTTTTTTGTGATAGAGAACCTGTACCCACCCGAAGCAGCGGAAAAATTGTTTTTAAATAAGAGGCCTTATGAGTTGATGAAATATTCACCTTATATAGGGTCCATTGGATCTAATAAAGTATCCAAAAACATGCAATTCGCTCACCACCTGCAATATGGATCACGTGTAAAACATGATGATTCTCAGACTGGTACTGGTTATGATTTAGCCAGTGTAGGGAGTATAGAAGATCTTTTCGTGCAATTTCGTAAATACGATAAAGATGATTTTCCAATGAATGGAAAGGCCCTTGACTTTACATTAGGATATTTCCTAGATTGGGTTGGGCCATGCGCGTTTCTCGATTTTGAATCAGGATTTAAGCAGTTAAATCCTGGTGCAACTTCCGGGTTTGGAGCAAAGTTAACTGGAATGACATCCAGGCGTGATCCTCAGATGAAAGAATATCTAGAAAATTACGTAACTTTAGCCTCCCAAGGTGATATATGGTGTATCATAAACGGTTCGCAAAAACAGGAATTAAGAGTACATGGAAAATTGCCTAGACTCTTTACCTCATATCCTCCAGAACATACTTTACTTAGCACAATTGTTCTAGGAGATTTTGTTAAACAATTTTATTCAAGATCATTCTGTAAAGATGGATTTGTTTCAGCCATTGGAGATTCTCCACAAAATGGTTCAATGAAACAGTATCATATAGAATTGAGCAAACGCCAATTTGCTTATTGCACAGATACTTCTGCGCAAGACTCGAGTGTTCCTGCTTGGTTTATCGAAGCAGTCTACGGACG